CGACAGTAATATAGTTTTTGAGAAGAAATTCCCCATGAAAATCCAAGAGATGATGTAGATACCTTGGATAATCCACCAGGAATAGACTTCCATGATGGGTCAACTTGTAAAAGTCCATTAATTTGATCAGTCAAAGAGTCAAAAGCACTCATTATTAATTAGAATAGAGTTCTTCTTTGATAAAGTGTCAATAAACCTCTCTGATTATAGAACCATGACGCACCATTATCAAAATCACCAGTATTCTTAAAATCGCGATTAAACATGGGTTTCTTTGATTGATCACCTACAGGGTTTTTTCCATATTCTAGCATAATAGTTGGCCTTTTCTTTTTCAAATCTAACAATTGAGATGCGTCCATTGAACGACCAAGCTTTCCTGTAGAATCTGTATTCGGCATTTATTATGACGCAATAAAATAATGGATGAGTACAAAGATACAAAGCAAAAGTATTATGAGACTATGCGAGAAGCTCGTGAAGCAAGTCCAGAAAAACAACCTGAACTTATTCAACATCTTCTTGACCTAAATAGTGAACTAGCAAAACAAGTTCGTGAATATATTGCTAGTCAACCTTCAGTAGACATGACACCAGAATTAAATAAAATTCAACAAGAATATTTGAAGTTACAAGAATCGGCAGATAAAAAGAAAACTCTGGACATTATTTTGAATGAAGATGAAAACAAGATTAAAAATATTAAATGGCAATTCAATTTGCTTTTGTTTTTCTTAGGTCTATCCATTCTAACTATTATTTACATGATTATACGACTAGGAGGGCAAAAAATACTATCGACAGTGAGCCCAACGTGATATATTGCCATGACATAGATGGTCTAGCAGTATAAGTTGGTTGTGGTTGTTTCATTAAAGCACCTGTCAAGGTATCCTGTTCTTTCAAGTATTCTGTATGTAATTCTTCTGATGTCTGACCTTTTTGAGATTCTAAAATCTTATTCATAGTAGCCATAGCTTGATCAGCCACAACTTTATACTTGGATTCCCCAGTTAATTTATATTGTAGATGATTATCACGATATACAGATTTTGCTGAACTCCATGTAGTGTCCATTTATTTACTCTGTAGTATTTGCTACACAATATCTCCATGAACGAGAATCACCTGCTGATTCAGAAAATCGGATAACTTCAATTAGATCACCAGGACGAGCACCAATCCATTTAGCAGCCGCATCTTGAGAATCAATCCATGCCAATTGTTCACGTGGTTTTGTTATCGCAAATTTCTGTTCAAGAAGATGAACTTCTTGTTGACTCAGAATTCGATGAGGAACATATTTACGATGTTTAGAAATATCCGTTTGAAGTCTCAGAATATCAAAGATTTGTAGAAGTGCATTTTCTTTCTTAGAGATATAACTGCGAACAGTATTCATAATCTTTTCAGAAGATGGAATTACGGAAACAATTATAGTTCCGTTAGTATAGCCATTTTCTGAAGAGAATTTAATATAAGAAGATAAATTTGCTTCATTAATACGACTTTTATCACTAAAGATTACTAGAACTTCGCCGATCTTATACATTCTAGTTTCATCTAAAACAGATGCTAAAGGTTCAGGTTCTCCTACTTTAATTCCACGAGATTCCAGCATAGATTTCAAAGTTACCAAAGCTTTCTCTTCCATTCTTTTTCTTATTGTGGTAAGTGTAAATCTTTTCCATTTTAGAAGTAATGAGGACTCGTAAGCGAGGAGGAGTTCGAATTGGTCAAGGAACTGAAACCTGTGTATACAAACCACCAATTGCTTGTAAAGATGGTAGAGCAATTCCACCAAATACAGTTTCACGTATTATTAAAACGTCTGATGAATTAGTAAAACAAACACAAGTGAAAGAAGCACTTAAAAAAATTAAAGCAAAATGGTTACCTTATTTTAATTTATTCGTAGATTCTTGTAGACCTGTTAATTTCAAACCAGAAGATTTAACAGTTCCATGCGATAATATTAAACTTAATGCTGGAGATGTAGATGTTGTAAATCTATTCACAACTGTACAAGATCACGATATACTCAATTCAGATGGAACATATTTTAAAGATCAGGCAACTACACATGAAGCCTTGAAAAATTTATTACATGCTGTTATTGAATTAAATAGTCAACCAGTTCAAGTCTTTCATCGAGATGCTCATTATGGAAATATAGCATGGATGAATGAAAAACTTGTTTTACATGATTGGGGGTTTGCGGTTGTTGGAGATAAACAGATGTTAGATTCATTAAGTATTAGCGATTCAGCAACTAATCAGTTTAATATTTTGAATACTAGTGATCCTGTAACATTTGCCCAAGATCGTAAGTATAGAAAGGGGTTTGCTAAATATAATATTATTATTAAAATTTTAGAATGGAGTTCAAAAAAATATACTTTAGATCCAGAAATCTTATTCCGATTATTTGATACTTTATCTATTCTTGGAGTTCAACGTAATGAAGATTTCATACATCATACAAAAACTTTATGGACAGATGAATTATATGATGAACTATTTGCTTTATATGTAAAATATATGGATATATGCTCTAAATCTACACTTTCACGAATGGAAAAGAATGTAGTTCTTCAAGATCTGACCGGAGAATTACATATAGCTGTAGATCAGGCATTTAATGTATTGCCACCTGTACCTTCTTCCAAAGGTGGTAGACGCAGACGCAGAAAAACACATAGATACTATAAATGAAAGAACTTTCATGGATTGCTTTAGGAGTTGCCGTAATTGTAGTTTTAGCTATGCTGACAAAAACGTGGGAACCATTTTCTTTAGAACTTGTAGATAGTACTAATGTACAACGAACAGACGCCAATAAAGATTCTTCATATAATCAAGTTACAAATAATGTAAAGCCTCCAAGCGATTTAGGTATTCCTCCTGTAACAGGAATTGAAACACCATTTAGAGTAAATATGTTTAACTCTTTTGTGCCAATGTAAGGGTCTGTTTAAAATTATCACGAATTCTGGCGTCTTGTTCAGGGGGATATTTTTTTTCTTTTAGAAGACGTGTATAAGCTGTTTTAGCTATCTCAAAAGCATTACAATATGCCGCTACAATTGAAAGTTCATCCCATACTTTCCAGTCATATGTATCTGCTTCCAAGAAGAGAAATGTTCCTTCAGGTTTAGGAATAGTAGATGCGTACATACACATTGATAGTAATTCTCGAGACCACTTTCCTTGAGCTCGGCATACAGAAATATAAGAAACTAAAGATTCAGATCGTTGAGGACAAATTTCGTGTGCTTTCCAGGCCCATTCTTTAGAATTTAAAAGACGTGTCAGATTTAAAGCACATACATATCTTTCTTCAAACCATCCACCAGCTTCAAAACGTTTTGTATACCAAGTAATAGATTCTGCTTGCATTCCAGCATCACGATAAGATTGTGCCAAATAAAACATATATCGCTGATTTTCAGGCTCATCTTCCAAAGCTTTTAAGATCGTTTCGGCATCGCGTTGATATTTATTTCCTTCTAACATTGATCTAGCACCAATAGTTCTTCCGGTCATCCAAATTTCTTTAGGAAGACGTATATGAATATTACCTTGTTTATCATTAGTTGGATATTCATGTAGAACACCTTCATATCTCCACCCATCTCCTGCTTTGAATAATTGTGTACGTTCATATTCTAAAGTTCCACGCCGAAGATGAATGTTGCACGCATTAGGTGTTGTAGTATACAAAGCTCTCAACAAAAAATCTTTTACGTTTGGAGGACCTTCTATAAGATCATCTGCATCAATCATCAAAATATAATCCATCTTTCCAGTACATAGATTTAGAGCTTCAGTTCTTGATTTTCCAAACCCTTTCCAATCACCTTCATGGACAATTCCATCAATTCCTTTAGATTCATAAAAATCTCGAATAATTTTAACAGTATTATCGGTTGAACCTGTATCCAGAATACAGAATGTGTCAATAAATGGTAGAGAAGCATTCAACACTTCATGAACAATATGACTTTCATTTTTAACAATCATAGACAGACCAATTTTGTAACGAGGAAGTCTGTTTGGTCCAAGCATTTTTACCAGTTTTTGGTACAACATTTTTTGTTCAACAACTGAAATTCCATTAGGAACACGAATACATGGTTCAGTCAATACAGGCATTCCAGCCCATTTCCAACGATTACATCGAATAGATTCAAATTCAGAATAAGTTTCTGAATAATGTAAGTTTAGAAGAACATGAGCTTTACCAATCTGTTTATCACGTTCATCTCCAAACAAATTCTTGATCCAATATACTCTAAGAAATTGACACTGTAGTTCATTAATGATTTTTTTACGACGCTCAGATTCTGTTCCCACAACTATAACATCATATTCTTTAGGAACATCTAGATATCCTCTAAGTTTTTCAGTTTCTTCAAGACGTTCTTTATATGGTAAATATGTTCCACCAACAAGTTTAATATTTTCTTCTGAATAATCAAAAACTTCATCTGCTTTTAGAACAATTAGCTTATATTCAGCTAGTTTTTCTGGTACACAAAGTTGTTCAGTATTCAAAAATTTTACTTTAGATCCTTCCGGTAGTTTAGGAATACGACGGACGCAAAGATATTCATCTACTTCAAATACAGTTTCGTTGTTATACAAAACAATAGGATCTTCATTTGAAAAAGATTCTACATATTCTTTCATATATTTATATTCATCTTGATGACAGAGTATCTTCATTTACAATTACATAGCGTCTAGGTCTAAAATGACTTTGGTCGATTGAGGAAAAGTTCCTGAAGTTCTATACTGAAGAACTTCTTGCCATACAGTTTGAAATGATGGCAAATTACTAGAAAACCATTCTATGTCTTTTTCAATCAAAAGATCCTTTCTTGATTTCAAAGACCAATATACAACATCCCAATCTAGTCGATCTTCCATAAAAGATACCATCCATTCTTGAATTGATCTAGAATCGGAAAGGGTTTTATATATAACTTTTCTTGTTTGATTGTTAACCGCAAAACAAGATTTAGGAGTCTGAATTTGTATCCATTCAGCAAATGAGTGTTTCACAAATTTGAACTCAACATATTCACATTCTTGAAGACCTGTACAAGCAAGCTGGAGTTGAACTTGATCATAATAAGAATCTGGGATTGGGGCTCCTGGATCAACATCACGAGAAATTGGACATTTAATTTCAATCAATCTTCCGTGGCGTTCTGTTCCCAATAGTAGTCCATCAGGCGATGCTCCTAGAAAAGAATATTCAGGATGTTCAACACATGCCAAATCTTTTATTTGAACTCCGGATTGTTGTATAAATTCTTTTGCTACTTCTTCAAATTGTGTTCCCCAATCTAGAGATGCTACACCTCCAGATCCTCCAGTTCTAGGAGTCAATTTTGACATAATCAATTCACGCCTAGATGCTGCAGTTGCTGTTGATTTAGCTTTAGATATTTCAGATGCTGTCAACATATTAGATCTTCTATTATGCCAAGCATCAGTTCTTTGATCACAATCTCCATAGTTTTTAATAAGAGAATCAATAATCTCTTGCATTATGTACTTATCTTGCTACGCTTTAACTCATATACGTTTTTGATGATAATGTATTTAGTACGGTAGGTAGACCTCCAACATATGAACCAACAATAACAGGTAGAATAAATTGAAATTGTAAAGTTAATGTAGCTAAAAATTCAATGATTTTTAATGAATGCATGATGAGAGGATCAATTAAAACAACTGTATATGTCCCTACTTGAGAATATGGAACATGAGTTACATTAGGATCTGTTAATCTATTAATAATAGATGTTGTAACAACATTATCATAATGCGTTGACAGAAACCCGGTTGTAAAGCAAATAAAATATAGGGTCACGACTTTTGACCATGAATTTAAAGTAATTCCCATGAACTGAGTAGTATTAACATTATCACCACCTGGACCAAAATGTAAGAAACCATTTGTAAATGAACCTTCGACGTCTAAGTAGACGAAGTAAATGACTAGAAACACAATAAATAAAATAACCACAAGATACGGGTTGTAGAAGTATTCCATTATCATTTTAACAGAGGATTTTTACTTAAGTAATGGATCAAATACAAAGTCAAGAGCAATGGGTTCTACATCGTCTCGAAAAATTTTATCTAGTACAGGAGAACCTTCTGAAAGTCAAAGCCGTCCTGTCAGGAGAATCGGTTCTTTCTTTAAGGTTGATCGATTGGTTTGTAACGAATTACGCAAAGATGCACAATGTATCATTCACGAATCAGGGGAAGTATGTGACAGTTTACCTCTCTTACAAAAGTCATCTCAAAGCGTACAGCAAAAAAATGTTCGATCCATTTTGCCGTTGCCGCCGAATAAAGTTTGCTGATATGGATACGACTGTAGGTCAACTAAATTTTTTTCAATGGATTATATCTGATGGTATTTTAGATTATATGTATACTCATCGTGAAGAGATTCATCAGGATATGGAAGCTCGTATTCATGCTTCTAAACAAACGAATAAACGTCATGAAATTTCTCAATGTGCTTCTGATAAACTGTCTACGCACAGTGTTCAAGTAAAAGTTTCCTTCAACTAATCAAATGTACTCGATACTGAGACCCGAATTAGTGTACAACAATGTGTCAGCAGACATTCTAGAACATGATGAAGACTATGATGCTTCAGAATGGTCATATTCTGGAAAACAAGTGTACAGAGGAGCCGTAGATAGATCTTATACTAAATGGAACCTAGATGTGTATTGGTTATATGATGATTCTTTACAACGTATAGGTCTTGCTGAACATGATATGGATGACCCTTCTATATTTGAAACGTTATGGTTCCGCGACACACCATTTGGAACATTATTGCAAGAAGACTGGACTGCTGGAGAATCTCTATATGAAAAAATGACACCTGAAGCTTACCAAGATGCTTCTGTGTCTAATGTTCTACTAAGATGTCATGGGAAATTGTTGACACCAGATTATATTGTCAATGGTATTCCAGAAGCATGGGAATGTACTGAATGTGGAACTAGATCCTTTTCACTGTTTGAATGCAAATCAGTGAAAAAAATTGAAGTTTCCTCCAACCCTTTTTTTGTAGATTCTTCTTTAATTATCTACACTCCGCCATCTAACTCTAGGCTTAAGCTTGAGCACGGCGTCTGCGTCCTCCACCGCCACCACCGGCAGCTGGAGGAACCTCCTGTGCTTCAGGCTGATTCTCCTGCTCTTCCTCCTGAGTCTCCTCAACAGGAGCTTCAGAGTCTTCAGCCGTAAAGATCGATGCAGCACTCTGACGAGTTTGCTGAAAGACCTGACTGTTCTTGACTCGCCAAGATACACCAAAGGACTGTCCAATAATATAGACAGAACCGGTAATTACTAGATTCGCCTGAACGTACTTTTGAAATACGGACTGAAGAGAATCGGGAGTCAGAGCATAAGGATTCATAGAACCATCTACAGCATCCATGTCGACGCGACCGTCGTACACGGGAATCTTTAGACGAAGAGAAGGAGGATACTTACCATTGGGTACATACTCATCTCCTTGCTTGTCTGTAGAGACACTGAGAATGGTCTTGAAGCTATCACGAATAGATTCCTCAGAACGCTTCTTGCCAAATAGCTTGGAACTGTTCTCGGTACCCCATGCGATCATCTTCTCCTGAAGATCTAGCATAAAGTTATACAGAGGTCCAATTGTAGGATCATCTGATCGTTCCCGAGCGAACGGATCACAGCCCTTGAGGGAAGCAATCAATGTATAAGACATATTCTTCGTCGTAGGATCTTCACGCTGGATTAGACCAGCTGGAAATGAGATTCTTGGTAGACGAAGTTGTAGTGACTGTCCTCCATATCGCATCTGTACACCTTTACCGCCTTGCTTATTGATCTTGGGCTCACTAAAGGAGACCTCGCTGATATTTGCATTGGTAGAGTGAATTACTGCGTTAGTAGACATTCTTGTTTTTATTCTTATTCTGTAACGTATGTGTAAATCCGTTTTCAAGAAAGTATACATATTAAGATAAGAATGCTGTGTTCGTCCACAAGAAGTCGGTTATCTACGACCAGATGTTCATTGAAAGCGCTGAGAGGTATAAAGTTTTGTGGAAAACATGCTAAGAGTAAGACCAAGACATTATGGAAACCAGATTTGACAGAAGACGAATCTGCAACAAAAATTCAGAGGGTTTGGAGAGGATGGATGGTTCGTCACTTTTTATATCTTGCTGGACATTCTATTGATTATTCAGGTCACTCTCTTCGTCGTTCTGAATGTCATAATGAAGAAGAATTAGTAACTTTAGAAGATAAGGAACGACAACATCCTCTAAACTTTTTTTCATTTGTTGAGAATGGAAAACGATGGTGGTTTGGTCTGGATACAATGTTCAAACTAATTCAAGAAACAAATCCTAGCAATCCGTATACTAAAGAACCATTTTCCAGAGGAACTGGAATTCGAATTCGTGAATTACATGATCTAGCTTGGTACCGTAAATTACATACAACTCCAGAAACACTACATACTAAAGCTGTAGCACTGTGCCATATTTTAGAAGATATATTATTTGAGGAAATTTCTTATACAAGATTTGAATACATGTCTAAATTGTCATTAATCATTTTTACTTCACATGTTCATCGTCACATCGAAGCAAGATCAATCGAATGTGCGAGTGTAATCCGAAGAAAACATTTATTTGTTATTGAATCATGTTTAACAAAACAATTTCAAAATTATCATCTAGACTTCTTGCTTTTTCAGGTTATTAGTACACTTTTATTTATTCTGCGTTCATCCAAGAATAAATTTCCTGTCTCGTTCATAATTTTTGGCGGACTTCAACAAATGTGATTTAAACAGGTCACGAGTATACGAAGTATAACTGCGTTAGAAATGTCCTCTGCTTCTTCTACTGTTAAAGCAAACAAGATGCCTGCCAAGACTGCCAAGACCGCAAAGACTCCCGTAGCCGATACCGTTGTCGTGCCCGTAGTGGCACCTGTAGCTGCTCCCGCGGCTGTACCTACTGAGACTCGTACTGCTGATGCAGTACTGACCTCTCTTCAGGAGACCCTCAAGACCCTGAAGTCCGACCTGACTTCTCGCCTAGCTGCTGTATCTCATGACCTAGTTGAGGTATCCAAGGCCGTAAAGCGTGAACTTCGTGACTCCAAGCGTCGTCGCAAGGTAGATCCTGCCACTCTATCTCCTGAGGATCGCGCTATCTGGGAAGCTCGTCGCAAGAACAATGCATTCCTAAAGCCCCGTCTTCTGACTGATGAGATGTGCACGTTCATGGGTCTACCTGCCAAGAGCCAGCGTTCTCAGACTGATGTGACCAAGTTCGTATCTGCTTACGTAAAGGAGCACAACTGCTTTGACCCCAAGTTCAAGCGTCGCATTGTGCCTGACACCAAGCTAGCCAAGCTTCTGCGCACCAAGGACAAGGACGAAGTGACTTACCTGAACCTTCAGAGCTTCCTCAAGGTCCACTATGTAAAGACCGCTTAAGCACGATGACTTAAGATATGTAAGTTAAATTAAAAAATAACATTTTTAAGGTGGGAATCCACACTAAAAACGTTGTTCTAAATAAATGAACATTTTTGCGGTATTTGTGCTTGTGTTGACCGGATATTGTTTAGCATGGGCAATTTACCGTCAGATTATGACTAAATATCCTAATTGGTGTTCACGTGTATTGGCTTTACCAATGATGGTTGTATACGCAATTGGATTTCATTGGGGTCTAACAAACTTTAACGCCTAAGTGAAAACATAGCCACAATTAAAGTCATTGTAGCATCCATAGTAGGATCATGTGCTTCACCTTTAGGAAGATGTTCAAGAACTTTTTTGATTTCAGGACTTAATTTATGTTGAATACAATTAAATGTATTTTCTAGTTTAGCGGATCCACATAAACGTTTAGATACCGGATTCCAAATAGCAATATCAATTATCTTTTTAGGTTGAGGATATTCAAAACCTTTAATACGGCATAGATTTTGTAAAGCTTCTAAATCTCCAGTACCTTTTACAATAATAGTTGATTCAGAAAACACTTTCAAAAATTTACGAACCCATGAATAAGGTTCATGATGTTTTTTAATTTTAGGATCATTTTTGTATAACCTAATTGCTTTATTCAATAAAGCTTTTTGTTTCGTATCTAATATTGATTTATGAGCATCAACCCATTGAATTCCTATTTCTTCTTGAATTTGATCTAATTCTGCTGCAGTTTCTAATTTTACAGTAGCAAATTGAGAAATAGGTAAAGCTACATCATCAAGAGGACAATCTAAAGTAACAAAGAATTTCTCTTTGATTGACCATCCTTTTGTTTTTTGACACATGAATCCACCTATTTCACGAGGAATAAAAAAGTAATCCTTTTCAGGAAGGTAATGAACATCTGCTTTATTAAATAGATGCCAGAACTCACAATCAAAAACTAGTATTGGATTTCCGTATGAAAGTGAATCAAGAATTGGACTATCCATTATTCTTAAGCAGATGCTTTTAGAAGTTGAAGAAGTACAGATTTAGAATCTCTCTTGCCATAAGGAAGACCTTTCTTAGAAAGAAGTTCACGAAGTTCAGCAGTAGTTTTTCCTTGAAGATCATCAATATCTTCGACAATTTCAACAGCAGGAACTTCTGCGGGAGTTTCTTCAATCTCAACAGATTCACGATCATCTTCTGCTTCAACTTCAGCCTCGGGTTCAGGATCGGCTTTTACAAACTGAGATGCTACAAAAGAAGATAGAGAACTTACTGCTTGAAGAACACGATTTTGTTGCCAATACATATAGCCTACCATACCTGCAAGAACAGCTACCATTGTGGCTAAAACAAGGACAGAAATATCAACCCAAGACATTTTATACTCACCTCGGAATAAACCTTCTCTCTTTAAACGTAAATGAGTACTCCAGACGCTTCTCAATTTATTTTGAAAAAACAGTATCAAGCGATTCAACGTCGCCAGCAAACTGCTCAACCTAAAGGAATAACACATTTATCTGTGCGCATTCCACCAACCACTGGCTTACCTACATTTCTTGCTTCGGTCACAACAAAAAATATCCATTTGCTGAGATATCCTTTAGTTAATTATTATACTGGGTTAGGATACAAACCTAAATCCTCATTTTTTACCGGTGGGTATCATTAAAATTCAGCATCAAATTTCACTTCCATATCAGCAGCGCTAATACCAATACCAGGTTTAGAATATTCAGAAACTTTCTTTTCAAAGAAATTTGTTTTACCTTCTAGAGAAATCAATTCCATAAAATCAAATGGATTTTGAACACTGTACAGTTTAGGAATTCCTAGTTGTACAGCGAGTCTATCCGCTACATATTTAATATACGTAGTCATATCAGACGCATTCATCCCAATTAAAGAACATGGAAGAGCTTCTGTAATAAATTCAATTTCTTGTTCTACAGCTTCACGAACGATTTGTTCTACTGTTTCAGAATTCAATCGAGGTAATTTATGATACATTGCTACTGCAAATTCTGTATGTAGAGCTTCATCACGAGAAATCAATTCATTAGAAAATGTTAA